TCAGAAGGTTCGCTGTATAAGTTTGTTACTTATCTCGACATGCTCGATGGTAATGATCAAGTTATTGAAAAGTGGACTGTCGAAGGTTGTATGCTTAAAGATGTTGACTACGGTGGTTTGGATTATGCGGAAGGTGCTGCGACGGTAGACATCGCAATTACCATACGTTTCGACCATGCACGTCAAAATCTATCTGGTTACTCTGGTGGACCTGGTGTTGCAACTGGTGGACCTGGCCAACAGTAATATACAGCTTTACAAAAACGAAAGGGCCGACAAGGCCCTTTCTCTTTTATAAATACCCTAAACACCAGGAAAAAGTATCATGGCCGATCCTCGAGCATTTACAATTGTATGTCCTAAGAATGAAGGCGGCAACACTGCCAATAAACGTTCTTTCTTTAATGCTGTGGGTAAGATTGGTGATATACAAGCGTTAAACGATCTGGGTGCATCTAAAATAGGCGCAGGGCTGCGCACACTGAATAGCGTTTCCAACTCAATTCGTGGGGGATGTGGATCAATTCCAAACAGCATTGCAAATTCTATCGATGCCGGTGCTAATTGGGTATTAAGCAATGTTGGTATCGCACCATCTGTTGTTGATGCAGTGGCGAAGTTTCAACCTGGTATAGCTAACCAAGCTTATGGTCAAGCGAAGCAACTATTTCAACAAGTACAGCAAGGAAATTTCAAACTTAAAGACATTCCTGGGTATGCACAAGATTTTCAGAACTTAGCGGGACTAGGTTCTCGTATATTCACACCAACAACTCCAGCTAACAAATCAATTGAAATATGTGAAGGTACATCACCATATGCTATCGATTTGCTTGTACGTGCTCCAAAATACAAGTTTCTATATGTAGTTCAATTTATCATGAACGATCCTTATGGTAGTTTAGATAATGTGGACTTAGCTTTTGGTATTAAAACCATTACACGCCCAAGTCTCAAAGTTCAAATGGAAGATGTTAACTATTACAACTTCAGAAGCAAAGCAATTACTCGAACCGAATTCGAAGAAATGAAAATGACATTTCATGAAGATACTGGGTTTGGTAAAGGTTCTGTAGATGGTGCTGTTGAACGTGGTAATAATGCAGTACGGTTCTTTAACACATACATGAGAGCAACGGTTCCTATAACTAACCACAGTGATGCTGAACAGCTTAGTAATATTAAGCAAGAGGGCATGAAGTTCAATCAGAATTTCGAAATTATGGAAGGCACTATATTAGCAGGAAGATATGGTGCATCATATGGTCCACTAGAGAAAACCGCTACGGGACAAGATCCAACAAACATTATACGTGAAATCAAAGTATTTCACGTATATGATCACGGTCATCACATGAACGTGTACAAATTCTTTAATCCTAGAATTACGGCAATGTCTATGGATGATCTTGATATGTCCGCTTCCACAGAGGGATGTGAGGTTACAATGTCCTTTAACTATGATAGCGTTTATATTGACACTGGTGTCTCAATGGCCGACTTTAATCTTGCTGGTATTCAACCTAACGCTTTGTATCCATTGCGTTACAATAAGTCCAGTGACGGCAAACCTGCTACATCACGTAATATCAAACCGTTTGGTGAACCATCAAGTGTACCTGATAAGTGTTCACCATCTATTAATACCTCTTCACCGTAATGGCCGGCAAACACTATAAACAAGGATATTACACACTGGTTAATCCCAGTAAGTATGTTGGCGACCCAGCTAAAGTGTGTTACCGGTCATCGTGGGAACTTGAACTACACAAGTTCTTTGATAATAATACTAGGATCGTTCGTTGGTCAAGTGAAGAAATAGCAATACCTTACTTGAAACCAACAGATGGTAAACTACACAAGTATTACCCTGATTATTGGGTAGAATATATCAACAAAGACGGAGAAATATTGCGTGAGATTATCGAGTTAAAGCCAATTGCTCAGACCCGTCTTCCGCGCGGAAACTCTAAGCATAAGTTATACGAACACCTACAGCTCACAGTCAATCTAGCAAAGTGGCGAGCAGCAGAAGCGTGGTGTAAACAACACGGGATGAAGTTCCGCATTGTCACAGAGAGAAGTGTGTTTAAGTAACCCCGTGAACTTTAAGGTATAAATAATTGTGCATGTTGGAGTACAATTATGAAAACCGTCATCAAGACAGAATTGATCGAGCACCCGATGGAAGATGTGTTAGACATCGAATCTGGTACGACAATAACTGAATACAAAGAAGTTTTACCAGAGACCCCTGTCGCTATGCCCACATACGACGACAAGGATGTTGAGATTGAGGCAAAGCTTGAAGATATCTACACAATTGCAATGGGCAGTGTTGAATCTATGTCCGATCAGATAGAACTTGTTGAGGGGAAGTACAAAGCTAGAATGGGTGAAGTAACAGCCACTATGCTTAACGTAGCTCTCAGTGCTGTTAGAGAAAAACGAGAGTTAAAACAACATAAGGATAAAGTAGCAGTTGATGCTGCTTCTAGTGGAACTCCACATACTGTTAATAATAATTTGGTTGTGGCCGACCGCAACGAAATATTGAAAATGCTGAGGGATAAGAAAAATGGCTAAAGCTAAGAATCCATTCCTCAAAAAAGCAAACGAGCAACATGGTTACACCATGGAGCAGGTATTGGAAATCGATAAATGTATGGAAGATCCTGTGTACTTCATCCGTACATATTGCCAAATCCAACACCCCGTAAAGGGCTCCATCCCATTCGCTTTATACCCATACCAAGAGCGTATGGTCCGTGCATTCCATAATAATCGGTTATCAATTGCTCTAACATCTCGTCAGGTAGGTAAGTCGTGGATTAGTGGTGCGTTTTTGTTGTGGTATGCTATGTTCAATGATGAAAAGTTAGCACTGATAGCATCAAACAAAAACAGTAACGCGATGGAAATGATACACCGTATCCGGTTCATTTACGAACGTCTGCCACATTGGCTTAAACCTGGACTAACAGCAGATGGCTGGAATAAGCACGAAGTAGGTTTTGATAACGGCTCACGTATAATGTCACAAGCAACATCAGCTGATACCGGCCGGGGTCTGTCCGTATCACTAATGTTCCTTGACGAGTTTGCGTTCGTCCGTGATTCCATCCAAGAAGACTTTTGGACATCAACATCACCAACCCTGGCTACAGGTGGTGGATGTATTATATGCTCAACGCCTAATGGTGATACAAACAGATACGCACAGTTATGGAGAGGAGCTACACTGAAAACTAATGGCTTTGCTGCTGTTGAGGTGAAGTGGAACGAACCACCTGGTCGTGATGAGAAATTCAAGCAAGATGAAATTGCCAAGATTGGCCATACAAAATGGTTGCAGGAATATGCTTGTCAGTTTATTTCTTCGGATCCATTGCTGATTGACACGGTTGTTTTAGCAAATCTAACCGCGTTGGTGAATGATAATAAACCAGTTGGCTCATTGGGTGAGATTGTGTTTTATAAACACCCCAAGCCAAATACCACATATTTGGTGGGTGTTGACCCTGCTACGGGTACAGGTAGCGACTTTTCGACCTTTGTGGTCATAGAGTTCCCTTCCATGGAACAAGTGGCAGAGTGGCGTTCAAACACATCTTCCTCTGTATACGCATATCAACAGCTCAAACGATTACTAAAAACGTTCGAAAAAACGCAATCTAATGTGTTTTTCTCTATAGAAAACAATGGTGTTGGAGAAGCAATGATTTCATTGCTTGAAGCTGACGAATCTCCACCAGAACTTGCAGAATTCATATCAGAAACAGGCCAGAAACGAAAAGGTATGACCACAACAGGGAAATCAAAGATTAAAGCCTGTCTTGCATTAAAAGAGATGATCGAACGGGATACACTTCACGTGAAATCACCGACTTTGGTGGAAGAAATGAAATATTTTGTGCGAAAAGCTGGTTCCTATGCAGCAAAACCAGGAGCAACGGATGATTTGGTGTCTGGCACACTGATTGCTCTGCGGCTTTTGGAAGAAATATCAACATTTGACCAGGAGGCCTATGATAAACTGTACTCTCATGCATATTTTGAATCATCAGAAGAAGAGTATAGCGAGCACGATATTCCGCTGCCGTTCTGTTGACATTTACTAAGAAAGGGTGTAAATTTTACCATCTTTGGAGAAATATTATGACCCTGACTGAAATCTTACTCGCACCCCTCACTGAACCGACCATCATAGTGGTCCGTCTGGTGCAGGGAAATCGACTCTGTTCAAAGCATTGAAAGAGAAACACCCGTCAATGCTGTCTTTTTCTTTTGACGACCTGCGTCTGGAATGGTACCACCCAACTGACTACGCAAAAGCATTTCAACTGTCCACGCAAGATCGGTCATTTGATGCAAAAGCTAGCCAACGTTTCCAATCAATGGTGGAAACCCATGAGCATATTTTCATCGATAACACAAACTTGACGCCGAAACGCCGAAAGATATATATAGAACTTGCACATAAATATGATTACAAAACCATTGCCATCATTCTTAACACGCCGTTGGAAACTTTGATTGAACGTCAAACGACACGCGGCGACAAGAATGTACCGGAAGAAGCTGTGCGCCATCAGTACAACTCAATGGTGTTGCCTACCAAGGGCGAATTTAACCAGGTAATTAAGGTGCACCATGAAACTAAGAGTAATAAGGGGTGAACGAATTAAGGCCGCGCTTTTAGAGGCGGCTTCTTTCGACCAGTTGTATCAAAATATTGAACGTGCTTTTCCAGACACACAGAAACGACAACACGCAACCAATGGTGTTGTCGTTTCTTCTGTTCGGCTAATCCCTGTACGAACGACAGCCACAGGTGGTGCGTTACAGGTCGGAGCTATTACACGCAGTAACCAGCATGAATACAAACAGCAATTGCTGTTTTCAGATGTTAACTTTGACACAGAAGATGCAGAGGATAATATCACGTTTAAGGGAACAGATGGACGTGATTACCACGTCAAACCAATTTCACTGAATGGTAGTAGAATCCGCGTAAATTGTAGCTGTATGGACTTTCATTACCGTTTCGCTAACTGGAACTTTGATAACGAAACGTTGATGGGACGGAAGCCTAAGCCGTATCAACGTAAAACTGACACTCGTCCACCAGTTAACCCAGGTCGCGTTGATGGGTTATGTAAACACCTGATTAAAGTGTGTGATAATCTCGAACAGCGTGGATTACTCTCCGGATAGTATCTGCTTTAATTTTGCAGAATTATCG